GAACACCACCGCCCAAAATTCCGCAAAAATAGCATCGTTCAGCCCTGTGTGTTTTTTACGCAATTCTAAGAAAAAAGATTTTAAGCTGGGCGGAAAATAGTAGGCGTTGGTGGATGGTTCGTTTTTCCAAATTGGGGCGCGGTTTTCGTTTTTCACATATTGCCCACCAGTTACCCATTTTGCAAAAAAGCCTGCACGGGCGGTGCTCGCTGTATAGTCGGTTCTTGGCTTGTTGTACATTTTTTGTCCTTCCACATTTTGTTTGATGATTTGGTACTCAACACCCAAGTGTTTCATTAGGTTGGTCAAAATGCCTACCAGCTTGGCAAGGTCGGTACCAACGGGGAGCATATTAAAAAATTCCTTTGCGCGGGTTTCCTCATGCTGCATCATCCCTTTCCCCGATAAGCAGTTTCTCAAGCGTACCTCTTTCTCAGTATCGTTGGAATTTGTTGGAATATCCCAAGTGAACGCAGTCGCAAAGGTTGAAAAAATTTGCATAGCATTGGGGTTATCCAAAAGGCTATTAGAAATATTCTCTGCTTGGGTGGTCGGCTGTAGCCCTTTTAGAATTTTTGTTATTGTTTCCTCATACCAAGCAAGGCAGACCCAAGCCTTACCCGATTTGCCAACCAAAGCCGTGTGCATATAGCTAACAAGGGCAGCATCGGGAATTTCTTTGTTTTGCGCAATTTTAAGAAAATTTTGTAATTCTTGTTTTTTCAGGCTAATATCTTTTTTGGTATTTTTTTTAATAAAATATTCATTCAATAAAAGCCCCAGCGACTCCGAAACCTTTGCCCCTGTTTCTGCTATCCAAGAATTTACCAAATCGGAGTTCAAAACTAATTTTTTAAAGCCCGCCCCCGACAAAGAAGGGTTTACTTCTTCTTTATTGGTTTCTTTATTTACTTCTTGTTTATTAGTATATTCTTCTTTAATAAACGACTGTATGTTTTGAGCACTCCCGACTGTATGTTTTGAGCACTCCCGACTGTTGATTTCATACACTCCCGACTGTTGATTTTGTGCAGTCCCGACTGTTGATTTTGTGCAGTCGCGACTGTTGATTTTGTGCACTCCCAAATTATTATTTTTTATATCTATTGCGCTATTTTCCGAGATAACCTTTGCTAAGGCATCCGCGCAATCGCAAACGTTGAAATACTTCAAAAAACCCCGCTCGGAATCTTTGCGCAATTCACACAATAATATACCTGTTTCCTTTAAGGTTTCTATGCAATTGCCTTGCATGGTACGCCCCATTCCAATACCCGCCTCTATTTCTTCAGATTTACAGTAAAACCAAGCACCTGAATAAAAGCTGGATTTATTCACCAAAAAAGCGTAAAAACAGGCAGCTTTGAACCCAACCTTTTGAATGAGCGGGAAAGGCAGTAACATATAGCTGGTGTTGTTGAGTATAAGGTCTTGGATGTTCGTTTTCATATTATATGTGGTTTGTGGTACAAAGTACGACCATTATTTTAACACGTGCAAATAAAAAGACACTTTTTTTTAAAAAAAAGTGTCTTTTTATTTGGAGATTCTAAAAAGTCGACGTATCTTTGTATTGCAAACCAAAGCAATCAACAATATGAAACGCACAAACCACGCATCCGCTTTCGCAGCGAAATACGCAAACAACTTGTATTGGAACTCAAACGGTACAATTACTAAAGCTGAAGCCTTCAAAGAAGCATACGCATTCTACAGAGCAAATAAGGCAGCAATCATTGCCGAGCTTGAAGCACAGCAAACCCCAGCCGAGCAACCCACCCAAACAGTTGCCGAGCAAAAACAAGCCAAATCCGAGCTTGTACAATCCATGATGCAGGAACTTTTGCAGTACGTTGTTACCCAAGCAAATGTTTTCACTAAAACCATAATTGGCGGGATTGGTATTGCTGAAGCGCTCAAAATCGCATACGCACGCTACCAAACAAATATACGTCGCAACGCGGTGGTTATCAAATACATCAAATTAGATGGTGAAGAACGTACCGCAAACGCAGAGGCTATTTGCGAACTCAAAGAAAGAGAGGCAAAAAATGGCAATATCATGTATATGGAAAATATACCGGGTCAAGAAAAACCACAGGTAAGATTGTTAAAAGCCACTCAAATTATATGTGTAACTCCAGCCCAACCGAGAAAAGAACAAGCTTAGAACAGAAGCTTGGCATCCTCAAGCTTGAGGATAGCCTAACCTTTAGGGATTGGCTTTTTGAACTCCAAGCATGGATACAAGCCAATCCCCTCAAATACCAACACGAAAAATACCAGCTGGATAATATACAACCGCTTTGGGTTAAAATATCCCTGCTGAGTTTTCTTTGTGAGGAATGGGAAGCCCCAGGCGGTGAAGCTCAAAAAGAAATCCACATTCTAAGAATAGCCCCTGGCATTGCCCCAATCGTTTCCATGTCCGAAACAATGCTAAACGCATACTTGGACGCTGCTTTATCAATCATCAACACAAACATTCAAATACTTTCCGATTATGCGTAACGAAACATCTTATCCAGCCAAAAAAGAAACATCCCAATTTGCAACCATTGATGAGCTTACCACAGACCCCAAACGGCTGAAACTGTTGGAAGCTTACCTCAAATCAAAAGGGGTTAAAAACTTGAGTATCAGCATAAAAGATAAAAGGGCACTCGGCAAAAAAACGCTTTTGCAAGTGTTGGAAGCTGGTGGATTCATTCGGGCGGTTGCCAATGCAGGCATCAAAGAGCTAATTTTTGAAAAATGCACTGATGTAGGTTTTCCCCAATCCGCCCTCCTGTATAAAACCTTTGACAGCATCACAATCATACCAAGCGAGGTAATGGCTGTTCAGGTTTATAGCAACCTCAACTACTTCAGAGACAAGGCAAAATTAGTGCAGGAAGATTTTAAAAGGTTTGGGGGTTGTAAGTTATATTTGCAAACCCCGCTCCAGCAGGAGGAAATGAAATTCTAACCCAAAAATCCCGCCTAAATATGGTTTTCATATACCCACCACCCGAATACTTCAAGCACATCAGCAAAGACCCCGAATATATCTTTTTAAATTCGGATAACGGTTATTGCAAACGTGTTGAGTGCATGGACAATTGCACAACCTACTACACCCTACCTGATAGCCAAGAATTGTTAAGCACGCACATGGGATATAAACCTCCCCAAAATTGGAATACTTACCAATACGCACTCCAACAAAGAACCTTTAAGGAAGGTATTTGGGATGCGTATATCATTGATTCCAAAGGCTTTAGTGTACAGTTTCTTGGGCGCAAAAAAGGCGTTTTGAACGCCTACAAACTGATTTATAAACATTTCTTATCTATCCTAAAATGCAAGACATTTCTTTAATAATTACCATTGTTTTCCTACTTGTTACCCACGTAATTCGTATGTCAATTTATATAAAAAAATTAACCCGAGCCGAAATACTTGCCGATAAACTTCAACAGGAAGTTTTAAAAGTTGAATCTGGGGTCAATGAATTATTAGAGCAAAATAATGACCTCAGAGAATGCCTTGGGGGTGCAAGGCGGACACTTTTGCATAATCGTGAAAGATTCCAAGAATATAGCTTGAAAAAGCAATATTACAGCGCAATGTTAAAATTGCACAAAATTTATTTTGTGGAACACCCAACCCAAGCAGACCTTGACAACGTTTTATCTAAAACAAACCGAACCAATGAAGACAACGAAGCATAAACCGCAAAGCCAGGCTATTGTAAAGTCGACAAAATTTAATCCTTTTTTGGGACTGCTGATTGTGTTTTTCGGGGTATGCTTGGGTGCTTTTTTGCGGAACTTTTACAACCGCTGGCAACTGCAAAACCCCTTCGTTGATACCGAACTTGTTGTTTCGGGTTTTGGATTTGCCTTTGTCTTACTACTTGCCCTTTTCCTAATTGTTTCCCAAAGTAAAAAATGATAATTATCCTATTTGTTTTGTTGGCTTGGCTCATAACCGCCCCGAATCCTGGCAACTTCTCCCTATTTGTAATTGCCATGTTCCTGTACGCTGGGAACTCTATCCGACAAGAATATAACAAACCCGCAACCCCTCCCAAACATGGCAAAAAGACAAAATAAACACCAAATGCAGCCCAAAGAATTAGAAGAGTACAGAAGCATAGTTCTTTGGGTTCGCAGCGCTGATTTTTGCGGGAAGTTTGTTATCTCGCTTGCTTTTATCCTCCTAATCCTCCTAATTCTTTTCTAACATGAAAGAATACATCCTAATCCACCTTGAATTCAAAGACAAGGATAAATCTTATCGGCAATTTGCTGTTACCGACGAGCGGCTCCAAGAATTAAAAACCCAAGCGAACAATCCCGACAACACATTTATAGCTATCAAGCACCGCAAAGGAACGGCTTATTTTGAGTGCTCTAAAATTTTGGAGATTAGGTGCTCCCCAATTCCTATTTACGTATAATTTTCTAACTTTTTTAAACCAATTATTACAATGTCCAACGACAAAAATTTTAAACTCGTTTTAACCATCACAGAAGCCGAATATGGAACTTCTCGCAAAATGCTCGCAATTACTCCAAAACAGCAGGATGACTTCAAATCTGATTGGAGGTATGCACACGTACCAAATATGGTAATTCAACACATTGGCGGTGAGTTTTGCATTCCACGCAATGCGATTTTGAGCGCTGAATTTTTCCCAATTGAAAACGGGGATTTTGAATCCGCAGCCTTAGATTATCAAATTGGACTAAACCCTGCTGCTGTTTTGCAAAAAGCTTTGGTAGTCCTTATGAAAAGGGCAGCTGCAAGCGAATTAAAACCAATCAAGGAAGATTTGAGTACCCTCGATAAAAGGTTGGATTATTTTGTTGGTCTGCTTGAAGCAAAGGGCACGCCAAAGAGCCAACCCAAACAAAGCGAGGATGATAGGGCGCTTTGCACTGTTGATGCACAAAACCCAAGCCGAGCCAAGTGCTTTATAGCACACGAACCGCCAACAGCAGAGGAACGGCTGAAAGCAATCAAAAGGGCATCTTAGCCCATTTTTTCACACCGCAACCCCTATTTTCTTATGTCTTTTGAATTCAAATATGATAAAGAAATGGTCGTTATTTCCGACGCTGAAGCTGAAGAAATAAAAGAACAATTGAACGATGAGTCTAAATTTTTATGGATTGGGACTTATTTTATAATTCCAACCAAAAGCTTCAAATCTTTGGTTAAAATAGGCTCTAAATTTTTGGAGAGCTCAGACCCAATCAGCGCTGAAGATTTGCCACCCCTGCCCAAGCATGAACAGGATGGAAAGAACAAGCACAACGGGCAGTTTGAAATCCCGCCCAACTTTGACCGCTAATCTCGCAAACCCCACCCAACCCGTGACAAAAATTCACGGGTTGGTTTTTTAATTCCAACCCAATTCCAAAATATGCTATTTCTCCAAACGGTTTTAACCTGGTCGGATATTTTTGACCGCTTCCAAGACTTCTTCCCAAAGTTTATACTAATTATCTTTATTTTGGTCTGTACCTTCCTGCTTCTGCTCGCATACGTGAAACGCCGACATATCCGACGCTTAGAGCGCAAAGCTCAAAGGGAAGCCCAAAAAACACCAAACCCAAATCCTAACCCAACAAACTCCGAAAATGTCCTCTAATTCAAACTTCAAACCACACAGAGCATTCGGACGCTCCAGCCGTTCCAATGCTGGGAGCAGCCCAAACGGTGGCAATGCTCAAAAACTCAAAGACAATACCATAGGAAGCGTAAAGGTGGTGTTCAGCCTGGAGAAACTATTCTTTGCCTTCAGTACCGTTACCTCCACTATCTCCTGTTTTACTTTCGCTTGGGGAATTACCTACAACCCACAAATTTTTACCGATATGTCGGCAAGCTATTATTTGTTGGGTGCGTTCCTAATGGCACTCTCCATGATGATTTGCGCAACTGCTGATTTTTTGCTGGTGGGGATTGTGCTCAGAGATGCGAGTTACTTGGCAATCGCAGGAATCATTTACCGGGGCCTGACAATATCTCAATACATCAAATTGGTAATGCTTTTCATTTTTGGTTCGGCTGGGGTTGCCTTTACTACCTTCACCTCCTTTGAGGGTTCGGAATATTCCAACAAAAAGGTAAGCACTTTCTATGAGCCCGTTGCCCAATATGAGCCAATGAACGACCTCCAAAAAAAGTACACCGGTGCACTCAGCGAACAGCTTGCCCCGCTCAATGCAGAAGTCGCAAAACTCCGTGAAGAGAAAAACAAGGAGGCTTTAGCATTCTTAGGCAAGGATATGCACAAATTAGTATTTGAAAAAAAGAATGCCTGGGCGGTCAAACAAGCCGATTCTATGGGTCTCAAAAAACACCTAGCACACTACGAAACACGGGAACAAGAAATCCGCAAAGAGATGGACGTAATCCGCCAAAAGAACAAATCCAGCCTTGAAAAGGATGAGCAAGTGGTATTATCCAAACTCGGCAAAAAGAACGACCTAAGTACCCAAAATTCAGAAATGGCAGGTAGCTTTATCTTTTGGTTTGGGTTTGTTCCCTGCGTACTTGGGGTTATTATCGCAATTGCTAAGGGTGCCTACAAAGCCGACCGCCAATTCAGACAAGATACTGGAGACCTTGACCCGAACGAAGAGGACTTAGTCCCAAACTAAGCAGCCCTGCAAGTCGTAAAAAAGAAGTCGAACCGCTTGCAGGGCAAAGCCTAACCGACCAAATATTTCCCCCCACCCCCGCCAATTTGGACACAAAAACACGTGAAAAAGCGACAAATAGGGGTATTTTTCAGGTAATTCCGACAAATCAGCGACAAAAAAGCGACAAAATAAGCCTCCAAACGACAAGCCTAGCAGCGACAAAAACAGGCGTTCCTAACAAAATCCAACCCGAACAGTTGGGCGGGGAACAGATAGGGGACAATGTTTTTGCATTTACCTTAGTACAAAAAGAACCAGCATCTAAGTTTGAAGGGCTCACTTTGGACGACCTTACCGACCCCGAGGATATGCTGGAGTTCGCGAACGAGGGTTTGCAAAAGACGCGGGATAATATGGAAGTAAAGGGCTCGTTGGATTATACCAAACAACGCATCAGCCAAGTCAAAGAACAAATCGCTAACAGTGAAAAACTCCTTGTAAGTGCCAAAAAAACAAAGACTAAAACATTGGAACGCATCAGCAAGGGAACTTCCAAAGGGGACAAGTTGCAGGAAAATATATCTCGCATAAACCTTATCGGGAAGCAGCTGGAAGAGCTTAAGGCAACCTTAGCAGACCTCCAAAAATCCGAATCTATCCTTTCACAAAAAAACAAATAAACATCATGTCTTTTCTGTATATCATGGCTGCCCTTTTTGCTTTTGCGATTGGCTTGCTGGTAAGTGCACAGGCGGGGTGTTTGACTGGGATAGTGGCAATGTTGATAATTTTCGGGTTTGCCTCCACTGATGATGAGGTTCGGCGAAAAAAAACAGCATTCCCACCCAACCAGGGCAAACATAAATCCGATTAGTATATTGAACCCAAGCCCGCCCAGCGCGGGCTTATAAAATCCTAAATTATGTCTAAAACTGTTATTATTGAAGTGCCAGCAGATTTTGAGGCAACCGAAACAAACGCTCATAAGCTTGCCATTTCAACGCTCGCAAAGGAATGGCAACGGGCTGAAGAGGATGCCAAGCGTACCGGTGAACCATTTTGCCCTATATTCCCCGAAAATATATACTTGGTGGATAAGGCTAGCATTTTGCCACCACCACCGCCCGAATCCACCGACCTCAAAACACATTTTAAAATAGTTAGAACACTCAACACATAATGGAGCACTTAGTAGGATATAAGCAGATTGTAGATATTTTCGCTGAAATGAATGCAACAAGTTATAATAGCGATTTTAACCAAAAAACACCAACAGTTCAAGCGCAATTTATTGATTGTACTGTCTTTGACTCGCTTTTACTAAGAACACCGCCCAAGTTTGTTGCAGACTGGGAGCCCACAGAAGATTATTTTAACACCACAAATCCAACCCAATCCGATGCAAAGTAAGAAAATGTATATTATTTCTGTGGCTGGTCCCATTGCTGCAGGCAAAAGCACCTTTTTGGATGAGTTTTATCCCAAATTATGCTCCCAAATGCCAAGCGTGAATATTTGGGCTATGAATGAGCCTCAATTTTGGGAAGATAGCCAAACCTCCAAGCTCGCAGCAGAATACTTTTCGGTAACACCCGAGACGCCCAAGGTGCAAGACATTGTGTATAGGTTTCAAGTCGCTATGCTTTACGACCGCGCCAATATGATAAAAGAGGCTATTAGCAAAGGTTGCGATGCGATTGTTATGGAGCGTTCACCTTTGGAGGATGAGTTCTTTTGGAACAATTTGCACCAGCGCGGAATGATTGCCGACCGAGACTTGGGCGTTTTGCTCCAAACGCGTACACATCTATTCAGCGACTTCCAAATTGACGCGCTTATCAATATCAGCATACCCGCAAAGGATGCTTATCAAAATGCACTCATACGCGCCCAAGAGCAGGAAGACCGCGTAGCCGAGCTTAATGTATTCCCAATGGAAACCTATGAGGAAATGACTGATTATTATTGGCGGTTTGGGCTTCACTACCTGGTAGATTCAGAAGGCACGAATTGTAAGGTTGTGGAACTTAAATTTTCCGAATTGGTGGAGGATTTGGAGGGGCAAGTGAACAAGGTCTGCGATATTGTAAATGCTCATTACCATGCTAGCCAAACCCCACCCGAACCCGATTCTATCATACATAAGGCTTGGGAGGGATTGGCGGATATGCTGGACGATTCGGACATACTATTCCAAGATAACGAATGAAACTAACCAAAGAGCGCCAAAAAGCAACAGGGGCTTTTTATACACCCAAGCGGTGGGCGGAAAAAGCTGTAGAGTATATCCAAAAAGCCCTTATTGATGAGTATTCGGATATAAGCCCGAATTTGTGGGATTATTACTTTTGGGATATGGCAGCCGGTGAAGGTGCTTTGCTGGATGCTTTGCCCGAATACTGCGAAAAGTATGCTACTACTTTGGAATGGGGAGATTGCAAATATTTGCTGGAAAATAAAGACTATCCCGCTACTAGGGCGGATTTTTTGAATGTAAATTTAGATTTGCTTACTTGGGTCAAAAACGTACCCAATCATAGGCTAATCGTTTTTACCAATCCGCCCTATGTGAAACTGCCCGCCTCGCATCATTCTTATGCTAAAAATAAATATGGTACAAATGATGCTGTTGCGCTTTTTCATAAGCGAATACTAAAAGAAGTTTGCCCACTGATGCTTTGCAGTTTTAATAAACTTGACTTGTATCAACCGGGGCCAAATATGCAAGATGTTGTAATCGATGAGTATTACTATGAAAGGACAATCAACGGGTTTATTACAAGTAGTAAAACTTGGGGCTTATCGGATAGATTCCCTATTATTTTTGAGTGTCTTCATGGGCTATATTATGATAAGTGTTTGGCTGGTAGAGACCCTTATTGTGATGATGGTTATGCAAGAATTACATTTCCCATTTATTCCGACGACCCTACAGACCCCAAATCAAAAACAGTTATTCATATGAATTTTACCAAACTAGCGCCCGAAAAACCTACCAAACCTACACCATTCACCCCGACACTTTTTCAATAATGTCCGAATTCCATATCCCTCTACAGGCACCGCGCCAACCACACGACCCGACAAAGCCCAAGGTTATTCTATGGTATGAGCCCGAACCGCTGCCCATTCAAGTCTTCCTAAATGATGAGGAGATAAATCAACTAATTGCAATGTTCCCACAAGACCGCGAATTTGAGCAGCAACGGCGCAAAAAGCGAACAGAGCTTGCCGTACAGCAAATTCTTTCAAATATTAAAAACACTTTTAAACATTACAATTATATTACCAACCATGCAAAACAAAACGGAAAACCTAAGCTTCCAAGAAGCTTCAGAATTAGCACTTGCTAATGGTTATTTATTCACACGCCCACAATACAAGGGCAAGGCTTTATTTTATCGTCCAGGACTTACTACAACAGCTGGGGAGGTGGCAAAATTTATCTCCGTGCCTGATTTAGCCAAAGATGTTATGAATACATCGGGCGCGGATGCCAAGGTTGAGTTTTCTCCCTACCTGTGTGCATTGCTGGTTTCTCAAAACGGTGGTTACACTGTTGACCAAGCCGTTGTTTTAGAGGGTTACGACGTGTATGCCAATGACTGGAAGGTTGTAACCGACTCAAATTATTCAAAATATGTAATCCCCGCGCTGTAACATGGAAAAACACAAGGTTTATCATCCCAATACGCCTTTTTGTAAAAAATGCAACGCGCCCGCCCAAATTGGGAAGATGCCAGGTGGATTGACACGTGAAAATCCTTTCGGGGATGATTTGGAGTTTGTTTCTGTAGAAGATTTGGGCTGGTTCCAAATGCTGCGAGAGTGCCTTAAATGTCCACAATGTGGGCATTCATGGAAACCACCGCAATCCGAATTTAACCAGGCTAAATTTGCCATAGAAATGAACGAAGCTCGGAACTTATAGAGCACAAAAAAGCCCCGCCTATCCAAAGATAAGCGGGGCTTTTTAAACCAATCTACAAACCCAAAACACTTTGGTCGGTGCGTAGGGGACGAAGGGTTTGAACCTCCTTGTTCTGATGGGAGCAAAGAACAAGCTACCCAAAAGCTGCATCAACCATCAAATGCTTGTCCTCTAAATTGTTCCTTAGAGCTTTACTAAGAAACAATAAATATATTTAGTTTAATTTGACAACTCTTGGGCAAACCAAAGCTCAAACATTGAAACTAAAAAAATACACTTAGTCAAAGGGGAAGGATTTGAACCTCCATTGTTCAGCCATAAGCCTATGTTCTACCTGTTAAACTACCCTTTGTTTTAAAATGCCCGCCTTTTGGGCAGGCATAAAGCCTTGCGACTTAAGTTTTATGATTATCTAACGGCAAAAATATAAATTCTGTTTCATTCCGCAGACATTTTGGCAAATATTTTTTTTAAATCTTCGTGAATTTCCTTTGTTGCTCGTGTATTTTGTTCCAATGCCTGCTTGTGGTCTTCTGTGGTTTTTTCCAAAAGCACAAGCCTGGCATCTGTTTTTTCCAACAAAAGCCTGTTAGCCTCCAGCATTTGGGGAATTGAACCAATAACCTTGTTATTATCCAAAATGGAGGTTTTAAGCACCCAAATCAGCCCCGCAATCAATATTCCTACTAAGCTGCTGTTAAATGGGTCTGTTGGCATTGTGCTAGCTGTTTGGGCGGTCGGTGCTGTTGGTTCAGAACTTTGGGCAAGCATGGGTACAATGGTGGAAAGCGTCGCTATCAACAGACAAATGCAAACCAAGATATTAATTTTAATATTTAATTTTTTCATTTTGATAATTGGGATAAAAAAAGGGAGACACGGATACCGACCGCGTCTCCCTTTTTGGGTTTATAATTCGGTATTATTGGCAAATTCGGTTCATGCAGGGAATTGTGCAGCAGCAGCGATACCGAGCGGACTTTCCTCAAATTTGATTTTGTCCTGTTCCCGATTCGGCTGGGATAGCTCCACCATAAGCCCTGCATAAATTGTCCCCATTGTTGCCCACTTGTCGGTTATTTCGTTAATTTTGGCTACAGTTACAATCTTTTGGTTGTTCAAAGCTGCCAAAATGTTCGTGTAGTTTGACTTTTGAACCATTTCAAATGGTGCAAGGTCTTCACGGTCAAGCGGTACTAAAAGCGCTTGATTTTTAGCGATATTTGAATCGGCTATTTGTACCTGCTTCTGCAGGGTTAACATTTGCGCAAATACTGCATTTAAGAGCAGGAATTTGGAATATTGGTTCAGCATGATGCTTTTTTTGGTTTATTGATACATAAATAAAAACTTGCAAAATTGTACAGGCTAAGAGAATAGCTCTGTACGCAGGATTTTAGCAAGATAATCAATCATCCGATTGCCTTGTTCGGGTGTTCCCTCAGCAAAGCCCTGGTTGAATCCACCACCGACCGCTGCAGCAAGAAGACCTTTACCGCTATACTGCTGGGAAAGAGTATCAAAGGTTTGGTCGGGATTGCCATTCACATAGTTTTGATAAAAATCAAACAAGTTCATGCTGTGCTTTTGGAAAAGCCCTAAAGCCTCTTGTTTGAAAGATTGAGGGTCGGCTGCAATGAGCTGGAGAGTAGCCAAAAGTTTCGTGTGAATACTTTCGGGATTTACACCATATCCCATTTCGGAGGGATTGGGCAAAAACATATTGGCAGGGTTGAGGAATTTTTCAGCACTATCTTTTAGAGCTAAAACAAATTGTTCCTCAATAATTTCCCCTGCATTTGGGATTGTAGCTGCCATTTGAGCAATATTTAAGTGTGAGATAATGTAAGCCTACAAGAATTGACTGCTACTGCTGTGTTGTCGGTTGGGGTTGTGCCTGCAGTCATGGTAATAGCGAGCCCCAAAGTAAAGTTGAGCGGTGGAATTTCTAAAACTTGCCCAATGGTCGTTGCAACACCTGAATAGATAAGCCTATTCAGAAAAAGGGCGGGGTTGGTCGGGGAAACGTTTGTATCATAAACCCGAATTTGCTTTGTTCCTGCAGCAACCACATTAAAATATCCTGTTCCAACGGTACGCCCTGGTCCCAGTCGCAAAATTTGGGCATTGTTGCTTGCAGCAGCCACAATGTGCTTAGGGATAGCGGTTACCCCGTTTGCTGCTTTCTGCTCTGTATCAATACTATTTATGCCAACGAGCAAGCCTTTGAGTAGCGACGTATGCGTACCGAGCAAATTCGGGTCTGTTATAGGCGTATCTGCATTTGAGCCTATGGTGTCATCTATTTGCTCCAAATATGCGAGTTGGTCGTCCTGCTTGTCTGCTGTAGCTGCACCACTGCCCGCTCCACCGCTGCCTGCATCCGTACCGTTGAACACCTCTGCAGTCATTTTGTCTAAAAACTCTGTAGGGGTAAGGTCTAATGTAACGGGTGGGTTTGGGTCAAAATCATAAACGACCGGCGTTTTATCATAGGAGAAATAGAAGTCTCCATTTATGGAAAACATTGAATCCGCTGAGCTATAGGTAAGCTTGTCCGTTTTTATCCCCGAATACACAAGGGTACCATTCCTATAAATCAAGACCCGCCCGCTGGCTGTTATTACGACTTTAGTTATTTTCATGGTCTAAAATATATGAAAAGTTATACCAGTGGAAGCTTGAGGCGGTATCGCTTTACCGCCTGCATCCGTTGGGTTTGAATTGTTTGAAGAACAACCACACGAATTGTTGCAAATTGTGAGGTCTAACTTGGGGAATAAATCCCTGTTTTTGCATAGGTAGCGAATGGATTTATTACGCAACATATTTGTCGACGAGGACATAGCGCTCATTACACTGCCCACTGAGTTTTTATCCGCTGGCTTACTAAACTCGGTATTGGCTTGTTGCACCCCGACCGTGCTAGGTGTTACGGTTTTTTGTGCTAAAAACTGTTCATTGAGTGCGCTCCGTAAAAAGGCAAAGCAGGAGTAAGTCCAAAAGTTCTCATAATTTGTATCATTAGGGAACATCTTTACCACAGAAGCCAATAAGCCATCATCGGGTGCATAATTTGCATCGGTCGGATTCCTTTTGCTTATCATCTCTTGATACATTTCCTCCCCGACGAGCGTAACCAAATACCCCTCCTCAACGCCCATAATAATATCCTGCAGCTGCTGGGGCGCAATTATCTTCTCAAAGCCCAAGCCACTAAGCTCATATTCTTGGGCGCGGGTAAGCTGGTTGAATAGATTCATTTATTGAATTGTTTGAGGCGTTTCGGGTGCCTGTGGTTGCAAATTTTGGTTTATATATTTGCCCTCCATTTCCGGGTCTTCTGCTAAACCATTCATTGTCCGAGCTTCGTTTACTTTCGTGTAGTCGGCTGGTTTGAGCTCCGTTTTATAGCTTAAGGGCGGGGCGGATTTGATGCCAATAAAATCATCTACCAGGGTAGAGCCCTCAATCTCGTCAATTGTTTCAAAAATAGGCATCAACACTTCCTCAATAAAATCCTGCTGCATCTTGGTAATTACCCCATTGTTGAGTAATTCAAAGTCTAACCTCAAAGACTGCAAATCCCCTAATTTACCTGCAACAGCGATACCAGCTAAAGCGGGGCTTAGTTTTTGGCTTTGCGCTATGGTATATTTAACCTGTTCCCAAAGTTTGAGGTAATCTCCATCAAGGTCTCCCGATATCTTAATAAACGTTATTTTGGTGGAGCCTATGGGTGCGTGAAAAATCATAGTTCTACCCGTGTTTTTTAGCCCTTTTAACCGCTGCTCCATTTTCTTGAGCATTAGATTTTGTAGCGGGTCGTTGGGGTTGGCACCTTCAATAAGGATAAGGTAGTCGGGCTTCATGCCATTTTCAAACTTGTTTAAGTTCGTCCGCCCAATGGAATAGTCCGCTTTGGCAGCGATACGCCCAGCATACCAAGAGGGCAAGCCCAAATAATTCCGCCCAATGGTCTCATTTTTTAGGTGGATAATGCTGGAAAGGACGTTGTTGGCTGCTATTTCTTCTCCGTTGTCTTCTTCGTGTGTTTCTGTCTTAAAGTCAGGGTAAATAGGATAATCTATAATAGTTTTATCCGTTGCGGTAACCCCGCTCTCTTCGTAAAACTCATAGGAAAATCCAATCTCTGAAGGCATTGCTTCGTAGGTATCCGATTTTATTTTTACAAATTTAAGCTTGGTAAAGGCACAATCAAGCACCTCAAATTCGCAGGCTTTAGTAGCTTTATCTATCTTGACAAAAGTATTTCCGAACCCAATAAACTGTAAAACAGACTTTTTATATATGTTCCTTACTCGGTATTTCTTAATCAACGCCTCGTTTTTCTTGCTATTCTCTTCCTTGAATATAAATCCCGAACCTACTACCATTGTGTGCTTTAGCTCAATTGAGCTGGCATTTGTGGTACTATTCACCGCTGCATCTTTTAGCGCGTCGTATAATTCGTTCAAATCATTCAACCCAATATAAACGCCTGTATCAGTCAAAGTACCCAAGCCTAAAGACATACCTTTTATTACATCGGCTGGGCGAGGTTCTTCGTGCCTATCTTTATCTAAAATGCTCTCCGAATCCTCCCTATGTGTAGGCGTAAAGTCTTCATTCTCGGCGGTGCTTGCCATAGCATGAAAACTATAATTGCCTGCATTATCTGCACGCATATAACCAGCTATTTGGGCATTTTCCCCAATCTCGGGGACTTTGTCCGAATATTCCATACTCCAACCAGCATCCTTTTTTTTATAAGCGGTGCTTGGGTTTTGCTTGAAATTATCCTTGGGCGGGTTATTTTTTTTGCGATTGTGATTTCGGTTATTATACATGGCATTTTTTATTAAAAAAGCCCCACACGAAAGTGAGAGGCTTTTTGAATTTTAGGTAAAAATCTTTTTTAAATGTCCAGGATGGTGCTATCCATGTCCCCGACATAGTTTCTGCTCAAACCGCTTGCATTGGTTACTCTCGTGAAAACGAATGAGTTGATTTGTGCATTGTTTGTTGTTTGCGCTGTACCCGATGCAGGCTGTGGGTCTGCTGTAATGGGCGTTCCTCCAAACACAATCTTAGGCGTGGCTGCCAATTGTGTTTTGGGGTCGCTTCCAAATACTAAAACAGCAGGCTCCCCAAGATACGTAGCATTTAACTGAATCAAAAACACAAATCCACATTTACAAGTTTGTGCGTATTTTTTGAATTGGCGGGCAGCTTTAGCGATAAATGAATCAATGGTAAGCTCCAATTTTTGAGTCCCCGAAACCCCGAATTCACCAACCAAAGGCTCGTCAAATTGTGCTACTGTTGCAGGTTTGGTACGCAAAGCTACACGTTTAAATTTAAATCCAGCTGTTGCACCATTCAAATTTATCTTAGTAATATCATCAACGGTGGGCAAACCACCCACTTCGTAATTGGTAATATTATCTAAGGAGTTCATCCAAACGTCTGCAATACCACCGATGACATCATCATCGCATTCCAGCTCAAAACCCAAGTTATCACAAGGCATATTAAAAAATAGTTTGTATTGGGCTGCTTTTAGTTAGCCCAAGCGATGTATTCAGGTCTTGGAAGTCTCAAACAGAAACGGGTTTTTGCCGCTGCACGAAGCGTAAAGCCAAAATCCTCATCCACCGTTCTGAATTTCAAAAATGGGTATTTTTTGTTTTTTACCCGAACGTGCCAAAGTGCATTTGTAGCGGTTAGGATTACACCATACGCGCGGTTGTAAGTGTTACCCCAAAACTCTTTCCAAATACCTTTTGACCATTGCTGATGAACGATAATCGGAATACCATCCCAAGTTGGAACCATGAATCCGTTTATCTCTTTCTCGGCGTATCTTTCGGTTGCGTTGTTGGCATTCAACCCGTCTTTTAGGACATCAAAGAAATCCTTTGTCATGTGCCAAACTTTCATATTGTTAGGCAAAGACAAAAGAGGTTCTTTACAGTTGCGGCTTATATCTCTAAGCACGTTGCGGGCATCGTCCCCACTCAAAGCACTACCAGTTGAAAGCACGGTCGGGTATTTGTATGCTGTGGTTGTGCTTGTGCCCGATTTTGCCAACAATTGAGTAAAAAAACCATCTTGATGTCTAAACCGTGTATCAGACGACCCATATCTGCCAAACCACATTGTCATCCAAGTACCCCGACTTGCCTGATATGACAAGTCAACTTGCAAAGGTGTAAGTGCAGCCTCTGCACCATTTGTTGTATGTACCGTATCCTCCAGCTCGCAGCTTTTTCTATGCCCTACCATAGTAGCTGTTTTACACTTGTAAGGTACGCGGGTCATTTCCGTTTTGCCAATTGGTTCACCTTCACACTCGCTTTCTCCGAAACCTCTAAAATCGGATGCAGCTTCGTAATTGTTAAAACCATCTGCTTGGGGAACTTCGATAACCTGTACACCGGCAAACATATCTTTCTCAACAAAACGATTGTCGGAAAGAAAAATTTCTGCGAACTCTGTCGTTACCGTTGTGTCTATTTTTAGACCGCCGGTTGAGCTGGTTACTGGCATATAATATTTTAATTTTAATTTTTAAGATAAAAAGACACCCTTATTTTGCTTATTTTTTGCCTGGCTTGAGCCTAAGCAGTTGTATCAAAGAACAAAGTTGGAGCAATGGAGCGACCCGAATTGATTCTTTTTGCTACCCCTGTGGCTTCATAATTGTCGGGAACAGCGCTATCCAAAGACATTGTTACCAACCAATCCCCATCTGTTGTTGTCGCTTTTGCGAGCCCCGAAACATCCAAGACAAGAGGGTCATTGGGCGTTGCGGGATTAATATCCAAACGCGCCTCAATGCCGTTCATGTCCGTAATGCGAAAATGAGAGCCTGCACGCAAATAATTTGCGTCAATCAAGTCGGGCGTAATTGTTACCTCTTCTGCTACAGTATCATACTCAAGCGTAACCTCCGTTTTAATTCTTGGCGTACGCCCATGGTTGCCTTTGAGCTGGAGCTGCGTAAATTCCCCGTTGGTATAATTCGGTGAGTTGTATCCTGATGCCATAATTGTATGGTATATGGTTAAAAGTGAAAAAATAAAATAAAAACGAAACTACAAACAAAGGCTTAGTCTTTGAAAGACTGCTTGATTTTGTTGTTCAAGGCTGCTGCAAATTTGCCCTCCTTTGCAAGCCCCTCTTGCCAAGTCTTTACTTTGGCTTTTCCTCCCGAGTTGTTTGCGATTTGTTCTTGTGAACGCTTGGCAGCACTTTGGATTTTGGCAGCTTGGGCGGACTTGGTAGACTTGGCAGCTGGTTTTTCTATCTCCTCAAAGTCGTCCTCGTCTTCTTCCAAATCGTCCTCCAAATCCAAATCCTCATCATCCTCCAAATCGTCTTCCAAATCCAAATCATCCTCTACCTCTTCTTCTTCCTTTTTGGCTTTGGCTTTGATACCAACATCGGAGGCTTTCGCTTTGGCTTTTGGTTTTTCAGTAGCACCCGATTTTTCACCTTTTAGGATTGCGAGCATTTCGTTTTGAACCTTTTCAGATGCAGAGATTTTAGCCTCCAATGCTTGAAAGCGTTCCTCTTGTATTTGTTCGGGCGTTTTTTCTTCTTTGGCACTATTGGCACCCCAAAATCCCCCAAAAATCTTTGCAAGGAAACTATTTTGTTTTTTTGTTTCCGCTACCAATTCCGAAAGCCCTGCATCATCTTTCGGTTCTTCCTGTGCTCCTTTGCCTTTCTTTTCCATTTGGTTAAAAATGTTAGATTGTGAATAAAAATTCTGAATGGTTTTTACACTTTCAGAGTTGCCGTGCAAAGCCTTAAATGCTACTTTATCCGCTTTGATACTATCCAAGTATTCACGGTAAGCGTTTTGAAAATTAGGAGAGAGCGTAGCCGCGTCCGTGCTTTGCTGACCCTTTGTGGGGCTAAATCTCTCTCCATTTATTGGTATTACCTTGTCAACTAAACCAGCATTGAAAGCCTCCTCCGCGCTCATAAAAGTATCTTTGACAAGCAAAGAATCAATGTAAGCGAGGGTATCCTTTTCGTTGCCATTGACCATTTTTTTGTTTTTCTTGATGCGTTGGAGCATAATGTTTCGTATGTTCCCATCCAATTTATTCAGCACATTGTGGTGCTCTAAAAAGGTATCAGCATTCCCCGAAACATTGGACTCGCTTGACTTATGCACCATGAGCATAGCGGATTCAGCCAAGCCCGCAACATCTGATTGTAGGAGGATAAACGTACCTGCACTTGCAACAAGCCCCATACCAATAGCGGTAATACCTCCCAAGTTGTTCACCACCCCGCCAATAGAATTACCACTAAAGAAACTTCCACCAGGCGTATCTAACCAAATCGTTGTCTTCTTGCCTTTTTGGGCTGTGAGCATTTTGGTAACTTCCTGCACGCCTTGTGCATACCCATAAGAATCATAATCAGCGGTATCATCAGCGATAACACCAGTAAGCAAAAATGTACTATTTGTATCGGTGGCATCGGTCTGTACAAATCTCATAGCGGTATATTTTTCGTGTTGTAATTGGGCTAATTAAAAAGCAGCATAACAAAATTATATTTTGTTATGCTGCTTTTATTATTGTTAATTGGTGTTTTTTTATAAAAGCTTAAGATTTCTGCTTCTATGCTGAATTAGCTGGAATCCCCAATGCTCATCATACCCCAAATCCTCGCTGGATTTTTTGACCGACTCCCATTTTTTGAGCCCTTCCTGCCTATACTTGTCATATACAAGATAAAACACTCCCCGCCTAAAGGTATGCATACAAATCAACCCATTGCTCCACAAGACAAGCACGGAATTGGATAAATTGTCATGCTTGGCTGCATCCTTTTCGGTGGCTGACAAAAACAAACTTATCAATTTGGCGGGTAGGGTTTGGCAAATATGCCTTTTTTTGCGACCCCGCTTTTTTACGCTTTCCTCCATGTTTCGTAATCTTTATGAGCTTGGAATAAAATTCGGCTTTTGATAGAGGTGCATTCGGGCTTAAGGTCTTTGGTTTTCACCCGTTTTTGGAACTCATTGCCACTGTAGTTCCGAGAAATCATATAAAAAGCCTTGAAAATAGGGAAATATAATTCGTCGGTAACCGCCCTGTGGCTTTCGTTGTTCCACATCCATTCCCCATCCTCATATTCAAGACGACCCCGAAAGGTATCAATGGCAAGAATGTATTTCTTGAACTCGTCCGCGCCTTTGTTATTGAAATGGTCTCTTAGCTTTTTAAAATCAAATTGTTCAATGGAGTGCGTGCTCATTTTGTGGATGTTGGGTTAAATTGTTGCTGCTTGCAAAGTTCTATCCTTTTCGGCTTTGACCTTGTCAATATCAACGGATGATACAGATACTTTTAATTCGTTCAATTTGCGGTCTGTATTTTTGTTGACCGCTGCAACAGTTGCAGCAATAACCGCTGTAAGCTGTTCGGTGCTTACCGAGCCGTTGCCCGCGCTGTTGGTTCTTTGGCTGCCAATCCTTGCCATGCTTTCGGAGGCTTCGTTTGAAAAGCTTGGAACAACGACTCCACCATCTGCATACCCGTACTTAGGTTTGATGCCTGGTACGCCTGCAGCAGCGAGCGTATCCATTCCTATGCGTGCCTGCTGTTCCTTGTTTAGGACGACTTCACCGTTTTGTATGTATGTAAGGATATTGTCCCCTTTCTCGCTGGTCGGTGCGTTGGGTGTTTCGTTCACTACACCGCTACCTATTTTTTTGTAATTGCCTTTGCCGACAACACCACCACTTGCAAGGGGTTGGGCTAAGATAAACGCGGTTTGAATAGCTCCCAAAATTCCCACCGCAATGGCTAAGGGAATATTGGGCAAAGAGGCGGTTATCGCAACGGCTGTATTAACACCCGACTCTATGGCTTTGGTGGTACGCGTCCTGCGTGCCTGTGCCTTTTCTATTTGTTCCCGTTTCCGTGCAAGCTCTTCGTTGGCTTTGGTCTCAAAATCAATCCTTTGTTGTATGTACTGTTGCTGTAGGGCAGACGCTCCAGCCTGTTGCTCGGTAAGTTTGGCAATGCTTTCATTGTTTGCCTTCTCTTCCCGCTCAATCCTTTTTAGGGCGCGTGCACTACGTATGTTCTGAAACTCCTCAAAGATAGATAAGGCTTCTTTGGTATAGTTGGCAACAACCCCGACCACCTTTTTCCAATTCTCCTCCTCGTCCTTGCCTGCCTTGGCGCGTGCTGCAGCGGACTTGTCCAAAAACTCGCTTTCAGCACTCAGCAGTTGGTTGTTTAGGGCTTTGCGCTTGTTGGCTCGTTCTTGTTCCTGTTCGGATGATTGCTCAATCCCCAAGCGTCTGAGCTGCGTTTCCTCTTCGTTGAGCTGCTCAAGTTCGCGCCTGGTGGCTTCCTGCCTGTTGATAAATTCCTTTTTATCGGCGGCGGCTTGTTCGGCTGCTGCTTCCCGTGCCAATTTGCGTTCACTTTTGTAGCCCTTTTTCCGAACACCATCCTTGTCCAAAATTCCCTTGTTGATTATTTCGGTGGAAAGCCTTTCGTTTTCAGCGTCCAGGTCAAGGGATTCGTTTCGGAGCTGGTTGCGTTTCCGGTACAGCTCAATCTCTTTCTCGGCTGCTGCGATTTTGTCCGCTTGCACCTTTTCGGATTCGTCCTTATTGATTGCGACAATCTCTTCAGCCTTTTTTTGTTCGCTGGCTATTTCTATGGCATCATACTGAGCCTTGATTTGTGCTAGCTTCTTCTCGGATTCTTCCTTTTGTGCCTGTACTGCCTTGGCATCGTTTTTATTGAGCTTTGCGAATTCCTCCTGCTGCTTCCTAACATTGTCCTGTAGGGCTTGAAACGCGTCTTTGCGGGTATCGGATTCATTCTTATATTGGTTTTTAACCTCTTCCCGCCGACGCTCAAACTCGTCTTTTATCAACGAAGTGCCTATGCTAATAAGCTGCTTATTCAAATCCGTCTGCAGTAACAAAATCTCCTTGTTCTGCTGCTGGATATCCTTTAGGAGTTGTTCGCGGTCTTGCTTGAGCTTTTCCCGTGCTCGCTTTGCCTCCTCATCCCGTTTCTTTGCCCGTTCCTCTGCTGCCTTTTGGGCTTCTTGGGTTAGGGTTTTTTGGGCTGCTTCTGCTTCCTTTTGGGCTAAGGTGGTAATGTCAAACCCCTGTTTCTCCAATTCCGCAATCCCTGCCTTTACCCCATCATTGAACCCTTCACCCGTGCTTTTGCCCGCTTCACTCGCTGCCTGTTTGGCATTGAGCACGGCAAAATCAAAATTGGCACGCTGAATACCTGTGAGCCCCTTTACTTTTTCGGCAAAATCCCGACCGTATAATTTGGTTATTTTGTCGGATAGTTGCTTTTGGTCTTCTAAAAGCAACTGGTTGATGCGTGCGTCGGCTTCTACCTGTTCCTGTTTTGCCCTTTGGGCTGCTTCAGAGGTACCAAGTAACCCAAAGGTCAAAGAGTTGAGGCTAGCAGATGCAGATTGGGAGAAGCTGGTAAGTGCATCCCCAACATCCCCAATCAAGTCAAAGAAATTCCCAACCCACTCAACGCCTGTAGCAATGGCATTCACAAAGCCCGTTTTTATGGAGGTAACAAGTGGAGATAAAGCTTCCCCGACGCGGCTTAATTGCTTTGATAGCTTCCCCTGCGAGGCTGCCAATGCTTCGTTGGCTGCGAGTGCATCCAAATTCTTTTTGGCTAAATCGCTGAGTGCTCCTTCTGACTTCTTGAATTGGCTTGGGTTCTTCTCAATGCTTTTTAGGTATTCTTCATTATTGGCTTTACCCTCAGCCAAACCCCTGTTTATTTGGTCAAGGGCATCCGTGAAAGAAATACCCTTACCCAAAGATAATTCTTGTGCAGCACTTGTAATGCTTTCGGCTGAAACCTTAAAGGTTTTGCTGGTTGCTAGCACCCGCTCGCTGCCAGTCTCCAGCGCGTCCCCTGTGAGCTTCGTAGAATTAGCGACCACGTTGGAAGCATCATCATATTCTTTTGCAAAAGCTGCGATTTGTTGCCCCGCTTGGAATACCCCAGCAGCAACCACCCCGACAACGCTCAGTTTTGCAACGGTTGAACCTAAAGCCCCAAACTGAGAGGAAATAGCATCAATACGCCCGCCGATGCGAGCCTTGCCAAATGCTTTCAGAATCCCCTCAGAGGTTGCATCTACCAGCTTACCCGTTTTCCCAAGCGTACCGTTGATTTTATCAAGCTCAAGCCTTGATTTTTTGATGTCGTTGCTGAGTTTTTCCCCAAAATCCGAATCTTGTGCTGCCTTGTCAAGGTTGTTAAATTGTTGCTCTAACTCCTTGATTTTGGCTTTTATTTGATTTACTGAGCCTTCGGGATATTCCACCTTGCTCAATGCTGCATTGGTAGCCTTTTGGGCAGTCTCTAAGCGTTTCACAAAATTAGTGGTCGTACCTACAGCGGTGGTCAATTTCTCAAAGGTATCCTTGTCGGTTGCCTTTTCCTTTTCCGCCTTTAGCTCTGCGAGCTTTTTCCTAAGCGACTCTATGTTATTGAAAACCTCATTTTTGCCCAAAATCTCCAGCTCAAAAGCGAGTTTTTCAGCCATGTTAGTTTATATTTTTAGGGTCAATGCCCATTTGTTTGCGCATGAAAATTTCCGTGCGTTCATTCCTCATTCGTGCTGCTTGATTGCTTTCTTTGGCATGGTTGTACCCCTTGAGAAACTCCAGCGCGCTGTTCCGCAAATCGGTGGGTAATAGCGCAAAATATTTGCTTTGCGCTTCCTTGTCATTGGCAACTACAGCTTGTTTATAAGCCTCGTAGTTTTCATAATTAATCATCTCTATTCTTTTAGACATGGTTAGAATACGTTTGGTTGGAAAGGTGAAGGAATAAAAACACCGAACCCGCTAAGTAGCTCATTGGGTTCATGCATCAAGGTTACTTTACACGGTACATTGTTTATTGGGTTATAGTTCTCAACCTTGACGACCTTGTAAAAACGCCCCTGGAATAAGATTTTGTTCTTAAAGGACATTGAATTTACATCCTGCAGGCTTAGGTACATATAGAGCACAAGCTTTTTGCTAAAAATAAGCTCGGATATTTTGGGCAATCTAAACCTGCGAACCAAACCCGCTAAATTGTTGGAATTTATCGTGTAATCGCATAGTGATAGGTTCATGTCCAATCCTGTAGTATCATTCATATTCACAGCATAGGCGGGCGCGTGCTTGCCAGTGAAAACTATAGCGGGGTTGCGGTCTTTACAATATTTGATATACCCATCATTGATTTGCCAATCCTGCGTTGCCCGAAACAGTAAGCTGCGAGGTTGGAATTCGTAGCCTTCCTTTTTCAAAAGTAGCGGTACCTGTACCGTGTTTTCTACAAACCCATTAGGCGCGCTTACCTTTTGGTCAAAGTAATGGGAAGTGCCTGCGTACAGGACGTTTTCAAATTTGGTATTTTCGTTTGTGTTTTGGGTGTTGATATTGACCATACAGGCATATCGGGGTAACTGCTCATCTTTGCTGGAATCTTGGTCGTATGCATCATTCGCATCAGATTTAAAAACGTATAGTTGGTTCTTGGCATCCTTGCTTGGTATTATCTCCACATCCTGTTCAAAATCCACCTTGTATTGCCAGGAGTTTGCACGGTTTGGGTTTGCCTCCCTGCGATAAAATCCGCTGTATGGGGTAATGGTATTGGCAATTCTATCAGTCAAATAATAATCATCTCTTGGCTCGCATTGAACCACCCCTAAGCCGTTGGGCTCAAATATAAGGTTAAAAAGCTGAGTTTCAGCCAATAAGAATTCTTGAACGGTTACATTTCGGAATAGGTACTTGAAATAATTAAACGTGCCAGGCTGTCCAAAAAGCTGCTCCCATTCCCCTGTTATGGTTACCTCAAACGTTTTTATGGTGACGGGCAAAGTAGTATTGGGGAACATTGGCAAAACAGGCATAGTAAAATATCCAAAAGAAATAACATCCCCAACCTCTACAGGTATTACAGCAGAAAACGTTACCTCCTTGTCGTCAAGCGAACCATCTACTACAAACAATCCTGAAGAGATGCCAGGCACAAACGTACCATTAAGAAATATCTGTAGAATTATCTCAATACCATCAGGGCTAGCAGCTTTGAGCAAAGACTTTACCGAAACAGTCCTATAGCCCCTGTAGTGAGCGGTATAAACACCACCCGAAAAGGGAGGGATTGGGTCGTTGGGTGGTTGGCTAAAAACGTCGGTCGGAAAAACTTGGTGAAAGGTGGTTATAACATCTAATGGGGTGGTTACTGGGGCGGGGATTGCCGCGCGTGCATCCAAAAAATCCACAGAGAATTGACCGCCCAGCCTCTCAATGGGAAAGATAGGATAAATTTGGGTTTTGTAAAAGTTGGAATTAAAAAAGTCGCTTTGCAAAGGCACTTTTATATATTCAAAGATGCGTTTTATAATGGTTGCTTTGAATAAAAACGGGGTGAACTCCATTAGGTCGGGAAAGTCCGTACTACCCAACAAACCCTTATCTTGGTAAAGTGCAGCGTATTTTATCAAACAATACCCATACTCTTGTGCGGGGTATTTGGCATCCAGCCCAGCCTCTACAGCTGCGTTCGTTTTGAAATGGTTCAAATCATCCCAAAGCAAATCCGCCAACCTAAGCCCTTTGATTAGGTTGCCCCAATTGGCGTTCTGCCCGACAATAGTCATCTTGTACAGTGCCTTGAATTGCCCGAACCCCGACATCTTGCCGATAATATTCTGATGCACGGCAAAGCCTCGCATGAGTTGAATACCATCCACAAGCAGTTCCGCGCGTCGGGTTACTAATTTGGTGGTGCTGTTGAGTTGGGCAAATTCCTGTAGGGCTACCTCATTTTTTTGGGTATTGGGTAGGTCTATGCTCGTTTCAGTTCGCGAACCTATGCAAATATCCGACCAGTTAGGAGGCTCAACCTCGTAGGTAAGCACCACATCAATACCCTCCTCGGGCAAGTCCATTGTTGTACCCGCTATTTTTAATTCAACTATTTTACCAGCCATTACAGTGTGTTTACAGGGTTGGACAAAATCATATCAATCGTTTGCGATACCGGTGCGTTGCGATTTATGCGATAGTTATACTCTTGGTCGGGCAGGATAACAGGTATTAAGGTGGTGGTATTCAGCGTGTTAGGATATTCCTCCAAAGCGTCCTCGCTTATATACACCTCTTGGGAGGCTGCAAGCCCAACCCAAAAATTAGCCCTTGCCGTGTTGCTTTCCAAAGGTGTATCTACTGATATGGTTGTTTCTACTTTCCCGTTGGTATTACCCAAACCTCTCAGCGCGGGGTTGTAGGCTTGTGGCAAATCGTAGTTCATTCTTTGCGGGGTTCGGATAAGGTCGCTGGTAATGGCTGCTTTGCGTCTGTTTTGGGATTCGTTGAACCAATGCGATTCAAACCCACCCAACGAATTCCGCCAATACACGCCCACACCCTCGCAGGCTTTATGATTCACCAGGTAATTTACCTCAAAAAAGTTTATGAAAAAGTAGGCACCACCACCCAAAGGAACGGGAAGTATGATTTCTATCTTTGCCCTATCATATTCGGTGCTAGCTATGTTCAAAGCCCCAGCAGTCCAAACGGTGGATAGCAGATTGACCAGCCCAATCCCAAAAGTCTGAACATGGTATTCTTTGGCCGTTGGGGCTAAAGTCATAATCTTGTACGCCTCGTTGGGGAACGGTGCATTCATGCCCGTTTCGTCGTTGAGGCTAACAAAAATCATAACATTGCCGTACCCCTTCTTCCAAAAAAAGGAAAGGAATACGCCTTGTTGGTTTTTCTGCACCTCGTAGTAGTCCTCCCTATACGTCAACGGTTTCATGCCAGGGTAAGCATCAAACATTGTCATGTTGGTGGTCTCCAGGTGCTGGGCTTGGGTAGCGAATACATAAACCGTTGATGATATTTCAGAAATACCCAAAGTGTTCAAGTTGCCCAAGGAATCATAATAATAATATTGGGTATCAATGTACACCTCCAGCGTCAAGTCTGTAGCCTCCTGAAAGTATTCTTGCTTATAGTTTTGGGCTATGGAATTGGTTACCCGCCCATTGTTGGGAGCCAAAGCGATAGCATCCAATAACCGCCCAGTTACATCTATATCAAATTGTAAAGCTATCCCAACGGGCAAAGCGTCCGTTCTATGCTCAAAGGGCAGGAGGTTGCCATTGACATAAATCCGAGACATAGCGAATTCAATCGGAACACCCGTTATAAGCTGGGCTCTCCACTTCACGGGTCGGCTTATGGTGGTCAATAAAATAGGGCTGCGAACATAAGGCATGGTTATAGGCTCTCCAATTTTTCATAAAAAACAGTTTCAAAATCCAAGCTTGGGGTAACATTCAGCTGGTTGTTGGTGTAGGCTGAAGCTTGGCAGGCTTTCATTTTATCTTCATATCCCAAGCCCTCCCAAGTAGTTTCATAGGACTTTGGTATAAGGATATAATTATAATCCTTTGTCGCAAAGTCCGTTTGGTATAGGTAGTAAAGTACATACACAAGGTAATCGGAGAAATATTCCAGCGGTTCGGGTGTTTTTACTTTTGCTGCCAACTGTAGGTTGAGTTTTTCGGCAACTAATAGGGCTTGTTCGTATGTCATTATAATGATAATTGTTTGATAGCGTCTTGGAATAGGTACCCAAACGTTGCGCCAATAAGGGCAATGATGCGAGTACGAACATTGTTATTTATCCTTTTGAGGGCGCGTTTAATAAAATTCCGCCGATGCCCGTTTTTGCTAAACTTCAAGCTGTTGTTTGTTACGTAGCCCTGCTTCTTATAGGTTTTTATTATTGCTATGGCAACCCCAAGAGCCTTTTGTGTACCGATGCCCAATTTCTCAACAGCCCATTTCATAAGCTCCTCAACAGCCTTAGATTTTGGTTTGTTTCCACCTCCAAATTTATAGCTGCTTGCCGGTACACCCTCATCCACAAACTTACCATACTCTTGGAAAAAGAATCTGATAACGGTGGAAAGGTTATCAGACTCCGATTCATACCTAAGCGATTTTATCAGTTTGCCCGTGTTTTTAAAACCCTGTTCCTCAAGTTCAGCCCTTAGGGCGGTTAGGGTAATACCGCCCACAACGCGGATAAAATCCCGCTCCAGCTTTTGGATGTCATTCATGGTTATCGGGGTACGTACATAAGGTCGTTTTCAGATTCAATAGGGATAATGTTTTGGGTATTATCCAAAGGAGTAGGCAGCTTGTCCGTTTTGGTAATTACCGTGCAGTCTAATTTTTCACGGGTGGTAATGTTGAAGGTAAAATCCACCACCACAGCACCATCCATAAGCGACTGGTGTAGCTCAGTATCCCCGCTCATAGGGCTGTTGTCTATTTCTATGTTGCGGATACCTTCAGCCTTAAGTATTTTCACAAACTCGGCTAATGTGTGAACGCCTATGCTGTGCAGCTCGGATAAGACCCGAACCTCTGTATATTTTTTGTGCTTGGGTGCTTTCGTGTTAGAGTCCACATGAGGAAGGTCGGCAAAAATAGCCTTAAACCGCCAATTGGTAACCGCGTCTTTGTCTAAGATTGTGGTGTTGAAAGTCGGAATCTCAAGCAGCACGCGCGGATACTTGTTTGGTTTGTTGGGATTGTTTTTGTTTAGATGACTTACATATTGCGCCTCCATGTATGAGCCGTACCCAAACTGATATTCAAGCTGTGGAGCACGCAGGTAACAGGCAGTTGCAAATGCGTTGTGTATGGTTAGCAGGTTGGACATATTTTCTAATGTTTTTGGGAGGCTTTCCGTGCAGCCTCATCCCGTTTTGAACTAATATCGTGTTGAATATAGAAAAGCACATCGTTGAGCGCGCTATCATTGGCAACCTCCAGTCGGTTTGTGTACCCCTTTGCTGGGTCGCTATCTGCTACCATGCCCGAATTTGCCCAAATAAAGGCAAGCTCTAAAGCTCCATATCTTTTCTGATGCGATGTGGGCTCAATTCCGCTATCAGTTGAGTCGTTAAAAACAAATTTGAAACGCTTGCTAAGGTTTGCCATTGCTGAACAAAAAAAAAGTACAGCTCCATAGCTGTGGAAAGTGGGAGCAGGTTAAAATCCTTTTCCCTTGTCTTTCGGGCAAGCACAAGCTGCTCGGTGTTGAGCTTGTCGTCTCCCTCTCTGAAACAGATAATTGTGCAAATGGATAACATTTGCTCATATTGGTTCTTATAGGCTATGGCAGCAGCTTTCTTAGAAAGGAAGCTACTATCTATGTAGTCTTTAACCGTGAATTTGTCAGAAAATTCCCGCCCATACTTTTCATCCCTATAAACGCTTTTTACCATGTACTTGCAACCATCCAGCTCAAACGCGTTCACCGGTACAACCTCATTATTTGGGTCTTCCAGGGTTGCAAATAATTCGTTGAGGTGGGCAACAATATCAACCAAGTGCTTCCATGAACTACCATTGGTAATTTTATCCTTTTCAATCATGCATAGGTTAGATACCAAGATGATAGCGTATTCACACTCGGCAAGCACCTCAAACTCCTCCTCGCTGTAGCGAGCATAGTCCTTATGTTCTTTGCCTAGCAGTTGCATAGAATTGGATAAATCTTTAGAAAGGCTTATCATTTGCCCAAGCTGAATCTCTTCAGCTGTTTGGGGTATCAATAAAACGGTGTCGTTTATTTTGGCAGGAATCATATGGGCGGGTTTTAATCTGTTATGCTAATTCTTTTTCAGCTTGTTTCATGGCTTTGGTCGCTGCAACCACTTCCTGTTCGGCTGCGATGCTTTTGCCAAAATGTCCAGCGTTCACATCCAAGCCATTCCAAATTTTTGCCTTGGTCTGTAGGGTTTGTTTGAGGCTAGCAAGCTTGCCATTTGTCAAAAGCAAATCGGCTTCCAAACCAGCTAATTTTTCCGCGTCTTTGTTCACGGTCGGGGCGGTTGCCGCGTCGGCTTTCTGTTCCCCTTCCTTTTGGGGTTCTTGTACCTTGGGCGCGTTGATAGCATCCTTGAGCTTGCCAATGCTCTCAATGAGCTTTTTGGCTATAGCCTGTAGTGCTTTGAACTCATCCCAGCCCTCTCTGATTTGTTTGGAAATGTCCTTGATAAACGGCTCAAGGTTGTTCACCCGCTTACCTACCATTTTTTTAAATAGGTTAATAAGGTTCTTGAGTGCAGTATGAGCAATTTGTTTAAACTTGGATACTTCCCGTTTTTCGGAGGGGTTGGTGGCTGCGGATTCGCTTGCTTTGGCGTGGGCTTCTGCATCGTTGATAAGTTTCTCTAAAATCTCAATAGCGGCTCGATTCATGTTAAGAATGTGGAGTTTTATAAAAGTGAATGGAATAAATAGCATAACGAAGCGCGTCCCAGCAGTGGTTGTGTTTGTCTATGGGTTTATTGACTGCAGTCCCGTTTTCTGTTTTATAAACATAGCTTTGGGCTTCCTTATGCCAATTGATTGAATTGGCGGTTATGTATATGCCTTTGTAGGCATTGACAAGCATAATACTTTCCATGATGTCGGGCTTCTTGCCCACAGGCACAACGTAGTACCCTGCGTTTCTTCTAATATCTTCAGAGGTTCGGTTCTCGCTGGTATCAGCCACAATCGTATCGGAGGGCTTGATACCTTTGTTCTTAAACACGTTCACAATTTGGGTAGAGCTTAAGCCCGTTGCGTATGCTATCTCCTCACAGTACAGGTAACCATCTTTCCAACCCACCTTAATGATTGCGGTCGGGTCGTTGGTAAAACCATAGTCCATTCCATAAATAACATTCTCACAATCGCTTGGGAAAACTGCACAAGTTTGGACGTTTGGAAAAACTGCACCCTCTAACTTACCCGTGTTGCCCAATCCGTACACTTGGTAACGGTTGGGGTTTGTATCCTTCCAGCTCTCTATAAAAGCGACTTTCTCTTTATCCACATTTTCCAAATTGTGGGTATAATTCCACCGCTTGAATATGCTTTGGGGTTGGGTCTTTATCTTGGTGTGTACCCAAAAAACGGATGCGGGGTTATAGTCAAGGTAGGTCAAGTACTTAGTACGCATATCAATTTGCTCAAAGGTTTCATAAATCATGCAGTTAGCCTCATTCACAAAAGCAATATCTATCTTGGTACCCAATACCTTGTTGGGATTATCTATACTTATGAATTGGAGCTCGCATAACCCGACCTTAAAAATGTGGTCGGTTTTGTTCCATGTATCATAAGCGACCTTATCATAAGTGTTTAATATTTTGCCCCAATCTTTCAACGCACCGCTTTTCAAATGTCCCATTGTCATACCGAATACACGGCAATCTAATGGTTCTTTGCTCATGCTCATGATTCCGTACAGCCCTAACAAAATGCTCATGGTTTTACCAGCATAGGTACCGCCCTGGTTGATTGCATAACGAATGCTTTGCTCGTCCCTTTGCCGCCGTTTCCTGCACAAATCATTGTAGGCGTATTCGCTGAACACGGATATAAGCGTGGGCTTTACCGTTGGGGTATCCGCTACATCCTTTATAATTCCCCGCTTATCGGGAACAATTATCTCAGGTACCCAAATCTTTTGCTGCTTGGGTGGGAGTAGGAAGCGAAAATTATCCTGTTTTAGGTTGGGAATCATAGGGATTAGTTTTAACCTGTACTATTGTCAATTCCATCATCAGTATCATTCATATTGGTAAGCAGGTTGTTGGACTCCACAAATTTAGTAACTTCTTTTGAATAATCATGGGCTGCTTTGGATTGTTGTTTCCGAGCTAAGGCACTTGTCCCGTGTGTTTGGTCAAAATAAATCAAACACTTGGTATTTTTGTTGCCCACCGCCTCACTAAACAAAACGGATACTACATAATCCCCTGCAGTTTGTTTCGCAGCCTCCACAGCATTTCTAAAGGTTTCGTCCGACGCATACCAGCGGTAATAAGTTCGCCGATTAATTCCAACAACCTCACAACAGAAAGCAATATTACAAAACCCCTTGCCAGGAATCTTTGAAAACTCCTTTAAAAAGGCTTTTTGTCTTTTTTTTACTTTTGTGTTCCGTTTATCTGCAAAGAAAAATTCTTTTATTTTTTTTGAATAGCCCTTTTTTATCGCTTTTCGGGTGCCTTTTGGTTTCCTGAATCGGGCGGGCGCGGGCTTCCTTTGGCGTGGCTTCTTTTTTTTCAAATAGCCTTTCATTCTTTTTACAGCATCAATCCGTGTGACATGTGTGACATTTGGCTCCTTTTTTTCCATATCCAAGAATGTTTTTGATAACAAATTTATTACTTTTTATTCAAAATAAAGCAATTCTTAAAAAAAAACGACTGCATGAGTTGCAAAAATTAAAAACCCTTTTACTTTTGCGGTGCTTTGCTTGCCTTATATATTAACCGCGTCTATCTGTTAAGTTATAACAGATACATTTTAAATTTCATTTTTATGTTGTTAAGTGATTTAAAACCGAGTGCCAAAAACCCGCGTTTTATCAAAAGTGCTAACATGGATAAGCTCATGAAAAGCCTAAAGGAGTTCCCCAAGGCTATGGAGTACCGAGGATTAGTATATGATGATTGAACAAAAGAGGTTATCATTGGTAACCAGCGATTTTTAGCACTCCAAAAGTTGGGATACAAAGAAATTCCCGACAATTGGGTAAAAGCAGCCTCCACACTTACAGAAGAGGAAAAAAAACGGCTGCAAATTTTAGATAATGTCTCTTATGGTGAATGGGACTTTGCGGTCTTGGACGAACATTGGGACAAAGAATTATTATCCGACTGAAGCCTTGATTTTGCCGTTGGCGGGGATTGGCTGGAGGATAAATCCAAATCCAAACAGGCAGCCGAAAGCGACGACGATTTTGTAATTCCCAAATCAAACGAAATCCACACGGATATTGTGGTCGGGGACTTGCTGGAGATTGGAACGCATAGGTTAGTTTGTGGTTCATGTACGCAGCCTGGCATCTTAGAGATGCTCATGGATGGTAAGAAGTCCGACATCATTGTTACAGACCCACCTTACAACGTGAATTATCAAGGAGTTGCGAAAACTCGTGCCAAAATCGCAAACGACAATTTGTCAGATGAGGCTTTTGAACAATTCCTCCAACAATTTTACACGCTTACAGCAGCCCAAACAAAAAAGGGTGCAGCTTGGTACGTCTTCCATTCGGATGTAGCAGGGCACACGTTTAGGAACGAAATGAAGCGTGCAGGAATTAGCCTAAAACAGTGCCTAATTTGGGTCAAACAACATTTTGTTTTAGGTAGGCAAGATTATCAATGGCAGCACGAGCCAATTCTCTATGGGTGAATAGAGGGGTCGGCTCACAAATGAAGAGCAGACCGAAAACAAACCACCGTTTTAAATTTTGACAAGCCACAGCGCAACCCCGACCACCCCACAATGAAACCTGTAGAGATGCTTGAGTATCTCATAGGGAATTCCTCAGATATTGGGGATTTGGTCTTAGACCCGTTTTTGGGAAGTGGGAGCACTATGGTAGCCGCCGAACAAACAGGGCGCGTCTGCTATGGTGTAGAGTTGGAGCCAAAGTACTGCCAAGTGATTGTGCAGCGACTGAAACGGCTGAACCCCGAAATGGAAGTCAAAAAGAACGGTGTAGTTTGGGATACCACATGATAAAAAAACAGGGCTTGGCAGTCCCTGGTAAGTCTTTGCGCAAATGTTCAACTATTACGGCTCTAAATCTAAGATAATTCATATGTACCCCAAGCCGATTTTTTCCAAAATCATAGAGCCTTTCGCAGGTTCGGCTCGGTACGCCCTTAAATATTTTGATAGGGATGTTCTCCTGGTGGATAAATATGAGGCGGTGGTTCGCATCTGAAAGTTTTTACAACAATGCAGCCCCAAGGATATACTTGGACTACCTAAGCTCACAAGGGGATTAGATTTGACTACCTTGGGGCTTTCGGAGGACGAGGTTTTGTTCTTGGGGTTTATTGCTGGAGCCGGTACAGCTGAACCGCGCAAAACAGTGAGCCCATTCGGTGCCTTTGTAGGGAATAGGCGTGCCAACACCTACAAACGGATTGCGGACAATTTGCACAAAATTAGGCATTGGGAGGTTCGGCTGGGTTCTTATGAGGATATTCCGAACCAAGAGGCTAGCTGGTACATTGACCCGCCTTATGTTTTCGGCGGTACTGCCTACAAGAAAAGCTCAAAGAAGCTGGATTTTAAGCAATTGGCGGACTGGTGCAGGTCTCGGAAAGGTCAAACGATTGTTTGCGAGAACACCAGGGCGGAATGACTTCCCTTTAAGCCAATGGTAACCCGCAAAGGAGCTTCCAACCTGTACAATACAGAAGCGATTTGGTCAAACCTGCCTACCAATTACGATTTTGTGCAGGGCAACCTGTTTTAGACGCAAAAGCCCCTACAGCTTAAACTGTAGGGGCTTTTTTTATAGGTTATGCATCTTGTTTAGGATACGCTCAAATCTTTCGCAAAATGGAGAATGTTTCGCTGAATAATTAAAGTTAAAATGCGTTGTTTTAGGAATCCTTTCCTTGAGCCCCTGCAAACATTCGGTAATTTGTTCGTCGGTTACTTCTGCCAGTTCATCTTCTCGTGTGCAGTCAAAGCCTATACGCAAACCTTCCAATGTCTTATTTGATATGGTTGATACAAACAAGCAAATCTCTTTCACATCAATAATTACATTCAATAACTTGAGCTTTTTAAGCTCTGCAAGGTCTTCAAATACTTTTTTGCCCCTAAGCTCGTAGTTTGAGATATGTTCTAATCTATCAAGCCCAAATAGCGATTTTAAGCCATTCGCTACTACCATGCGATTCACGCCCTTAGTAGCCATTGTCAATCTTGTGATTGGCAATCCCTGCAAGCCCCAAAAAAACGTATCTCCATCCACAGGAGCAGCCGAATACTCAAAGCCTGTACACAACCTTAAAAAGTCAATTTGTAGCCTGCATTGGATAAAACCAGCAAAAGGATACTTATCATCTTCTTTTATGATAAAGGTAGTCATGGGTGCCAATTTGCAAAACGTTTCTCCCCGCTCGTGTATGTTGGACATCCCTACTTTTTCTAATAGGGCTTTTTGGGAAGTTCGCAGGATAGTTCTGCAAAATGTTTTGGCTAATTGGATGTTAGCGGGGTCTTGGCTAACCCAAAGGTCAAGGATGTTTTTTTCATTATAACTAAAGTCTTGGTAGGGTAAATTTGCGGGTGGGGTTTGCATGGTATGTATTGGGTATGATTGGTGTTTTTGGTTTTGGTTGGAGGTGGAATCAATGGGAATATCATTATAAAATTCAAGAGTTTGAATTCTGCCAATTAGTTTTGGTTGCATGGTTAGATGTATTTTGAGGTGGGGGCAACTGCAAGGTCGACAAACATAAAATTATTTTTTGCCCAAAATGGAAGCTATTGTAAGGTCGACAAACTTAAATTATTTCTTGAAAATTACACGGGCGGAAACTTGCCCAGCTATTGGAGTGAAAATCGTAGTAGTTGATTAGTTCGGGGTGGGGTTTGCGCTTGGATATTCCCTTTGGTCGCTTATCCTTGGGCATAAGCTCGGGGTTGGTGGTGCCAATTGCGTGTCTGAGTGTACCATCATCTTTGATGTAAGAAAAGGCTACTTTCTTTTTAGGTAGGTTTTTCCGCAACTTTACCAGCTGGGTAAGCTTGGGGAACATTTCTTTGGTAATCTGTGGGAGTTGAATTGTGGTTTCCATAGTTCGTTGTTTTTTTATACATAAACGACTATTTTTAAGGAATGGTTACGATTATTCGCATCTGTTTCAGCCTGTTTTGACCTTTTTAGCCTTTTTTTGGGCTGCTGCCTGCTTGGGGATTTATCAAAACGTTATTTAACATAATAAAAAGGACAAAAAAGCCCACTAAAATAGCGGGCTAGTGGGGCAATTGCTAAACTTGGGGCTTGGGTCGTCGGGTGTTCGGTGCATAATACCACTCCAAATATTCTTGGATTTTGGGATTTTTGTTCAAGTGGTTCTCAAGGGCGGTTTCCAACACGGCAATGGTTTGGGTAAGCTCCACAGCATAATTATCCATATCCCCATCATTGATTGCTTTGGCAATCTCTCCATGCTCTTCATCGGAGATAAGGTGCCATTTTTCGGGTTGGTGGTTTTGCACCCCCCATTTCTGCACCTGGTAAGTCCGTTCCTTATTTACAAAATAGGAAACAAATTGTTTTAAATCTTTTTTCATGGTTGTTTTAAGTTTGAAAAGTTGTTTTAATATTGAATTGCATACTAAAACATAGTTGTTTGACTTGATGTTTTTGCTTTTTCAAAACTACGAACCGCTTGGGGCTTTTCTGCGAATTCAAACCTTTTACCCGCTATTTCGGCTTCTGATTGAGGTAATTTTGTAATAACACCCATGTAAATAGCGGGCTTGGTCAGCGTATAATACATCATTTTTATATCATAAACAGCCCAAGTTGTGCCCTCTAATGGGTTGGCGTGAAATACGCGCGCTGGTATAGTTTGCATTTGGCAATTAACAAGGCACATTTTTACACACAAAAGGTCAACATCAGCACCTTCAAAAAAATGTTTGTAGCGTTCTTGCCCGACTTTTTTAGCCATTCCTAAAATATTCCGACCGCTTCCACATCCTGCTGGGTCAGTCATTGCCGCGCCTTCTAAATTATTTTCAATGCCAAGTATCAATGCTCCTAAATCAACAATATGATTAGGCGTAAAATATTGCCCCAATGATTGCGATTTATATTTACTTGATATGTGCATATAAATTTCTCCCAAAACATCATTAAAGCCCTCGCTTGCTTCTGATATTTCAAAAATAATCTCCTTAAGCTCTTTACTGCCATACAATTTGCAGGCACGATTATATTCTTCTAATTGAAGTTTGCCCAAAGAGCCTATATACATCATTGAATCAACCAAGTCAATAAAAACTTTATCTTGCCCAACTCCTTGATATTCGGCGCAAAACTTTTCAAATTTATCCAAGATTTGAGCTTCAGCATCTTTTAAATCTTGGTCGGTCAATTGTTTGATTTTTTTCATTTTGTAACTGGTTGGGTTGTTTTATAATATTGGTCAATTAAAGATTTAAGCTCATCCAAATAGGAATTCCAATCCCAGCCCTCTAACTCGCAAATCATTTTATCAACTTGAATATCTTTTCTCAGCATTCTTAACATACTAAGCCTACATTGCTTATTTAAATCTGCTGAATCTATAACTTCTTGGATAGTTGGCTTTTGAACATATCCGCTTACCGATAAACTAAAATTATTTGCAGCGATTTCATCAAAAGAAACTGTTCGGGATAATTTCAGCTCGTTGTCAATAAACTCAATATCAGTATTAGTTTTATTCTTTTTTAGCACTAATAAAGCCGTGCTAATAGTTGTATCAATAAAGGTTTTGCCAGGTATTTGTATAACCTTTTCAATCCAATTATTTTCAACAAACCAACGTCTTAAAATCCCCTCGTTGTATCCTCTGTATAAAACGCCAGGGAAATTTAACACAATTGCCACACCATCATCAGAAAGCAAATACATGATATGCATCAAGAAGGCATAGTCGGCTTTGCTTTGTGGAGGCAAAGTTGGTGCATTATTGAAACGCTCATCTTTAAATAATCCTACTGGAGGATTCCATTTTATTGAAAAGGGCGGGTTGGCAACTATACACGAAAACTTTTTATCTAAAAAAGCAGGTTCTATTAAAGTATCCGCGCAAACTCCAACAAAGTTTTTTAAGCGCTGGGAAGCAATATTTAATTGGTGGTCGTTTAATTCCTGCCCAAATTTAGGCAAATCGTCGGGAAAGCAACTTAGCAGTGCACCATCTCCACAGGTCGGGTCATAAACATTTGTTATGGGAACATCAATCAAGGATTTTATATATTCAGCCAACTGGGGCTGTGTATAAAAAATGCCTTTTGTTTTAAATTCCTTTTTAATATCTTTAATATTATAGCTCATTTGTAATTATTTGGGTTTGTTGCGACCCAGCACCCAAAGAGCGGGGTCTCTGATGATTGATGAGGGATTGTTTCTTTTTTGCGCTCGGCTATTGGCTACAGAATTTATACGCTCCCCAGTTTCAAAATCAACTACGTGTCGACCTCTAAAGATTGTATTTGCAATCAAATCAACGGATTTATAAACCCTTAGCTGCCCGTTGTTTTTGGAAAAAACTTCTACCTTTTGATATATCCATCCTTCAAGGTAGAAGTTTTTGCATTCACCTATTTTTTCCATTTTTAGGCTTTTGCCGACTGGGTTTTGGATTTGCCCGTGCTCAAAGCAGTAGTTATACAATAATTTTAGGAAGGATTCTGTTTGCGCAAATTCAAGGCGTTCTTTGGTACCCACATTCTTTTTCCAAAGTTTGGGGCAAATACGCAGTTCAAATTCGGTTACAATGCTACCCAATTCAATTACTGAAAAATGAACATCTTTACGCTCGTCGGGGTAGCTTCTGTAAAAGTAGGCAGTAAAAAAAACCTTGTTTTGTTCAAGATTATAGGTAACACACAGAGCATAGTGGTCTATGCTGGTTGGTCTTTCCTTGAGAGGTATATCAAACTGCCAGCCCATATATTCAAAGCCACAATCAAAAAGGGCTGCGTTTGCCCAATCATTTATTTTTAAATCTTTGTAAGGTTTCATTGTTTTGGTTGGTTTAGGAGAGTTCATTAAAAGGATTGAACATTTCTTTTATTTTGGCAATTGCCCATTTTTTTGCCTGCTCAACGTTTGGCGCAAAATCAAAAGTTTCTGTATTAGAAAGCGAAATCTCCATTCCCTTGATATCTGCAGTGCTGAATGTTGAAAAGGACAAAAATAAATGGTATTTCCCGCCTCTGTGCTCAGCACACTCAATGGTAAGAGTGTTGTCTTTGATAAGTTTTACGCTTGTTTTAAGCTTGAATTCTTTGTCGGTAATTTGTTGCAAATTCCACATTTTGTTTGGTTTTTGTGCGTTTTAATTACCATCATAAACGGAGGTTTGCGGTCAAAGGTTACGAACTTTCGGAGATTAATAATATATAAATGCTTGATAATCAAAAATTTATCATTGTTTGTTCAAGCTGTGCAGCGAGTCGGGCGCGTCCCTGTTTGATGCTGATTCCCTGCTGGTAGGTGAAGCCCGTTTCATCTTCCTTTTGGCTTATCCAGTCGGCAAGCTGTGGGTTGTGCTTGATGCCATTCAAAAAATCATTCTTGGATGCTAATACGCAGATTGCGCAACTTAGCCGAGTATTGCCCATTGCATAAGCTGGATGTATTTTCCAATTGCTGGGAATGGTTTCGGTGGCTTTGTACTGCCATTGCCCAAGCTTAAATTCGGCTTCAGACATTCCACAGGCTTTCAGTACGTCCGCTTCCTTGAAGTGGGCTATTGCATTCCAGGTGAACCCGCGAACTAATCCTCTCTTCATTCCATCCCTCCGTTGGAAAACAAGCTTTTGGGAACGGGCTTTAGATTCGTCCCAACGGATACCCTCAACGCTGATAATCTTGGGGAATTCCTGCTGCTTGAAGTATGCGTTTATGGGGTCTGTTTTTAGGTCGGATGTGCAATATCTTTGCATCATGCTGGGATAGATTGGCACGTCCAAACGTCCGCTTTTTTTGAGCTGTTCTTGCCTAAGCTCTATTTTGTCCAAAAGGTCTATTTTCTTGCCGTTGTGCATAGCCGAAACAACAACCAGCTGGATTTGGTGGGATTCGCAAAGGTCTTGTACAAACTGCTCCGTTTGCGCCCATTCAGCCCTACCCAAATCTGCGTGTATAGCAAATATTTGGTTGGTTAGGTTGTTGGCTCTGTACCAGCTCAAAACGCTACTGAGCAAAGCTTGGGAATCTTTCCCGCCCGAAATAGAAATGGCTATGGCTGCTCCTAATTCTATTTGCATCATCAGTTCGGGTGTGGTGTAGGGCTGTGGTTGCATGGTTGGTTTGTGGCTTAGGTGGGCAATTCAAAAGCCCGCGCTGGGCGGGCTTGGGTGGAGGGAATTAATCTTCTTCAATAAATTCGGGGGAAACTTTCTCGGCGTTTTCTTTGGCATAAGCCGCGAACTCTTTGGCAAATTCGGTAAATTCATATAAATGGGCAAACGCAAAGGCAACTTGGTCGCCAAGCAAACACGCACAGAGATATTCTATATGGTCAACAAGCTGTTTATCAATGTCTGTTTGGCTGTTTGCCAAAATGCCCATGTTCGTGGATTCTTGCACCAAAGCCTCTAATTTGGCATCAAGTTTATCTTCAAACTTCCAATGCTTTGATTTGTTATTTGCCAATTCTATAATGCTAGCTTTAAGCTCTGCTACTTTGGCAGTACTAATTTGGAGGCGTATATAAGCCTCAAGCCGACATCTGATTGCAAACATCGCAGAAGCTGCATCTGTCTTAGTGTTGTTGCAATTTACAACAGCGTTCAAAAGCTCTGCTTTGTCGGGGAAATTGATTTTTTTAGAATTATTCATTTTCGGTGGTGGGTGGATTGGTAAATAAATCGGGTTGGGTTTTAAATACGTCTAAGCCGTATTTGCGCTTTTGGATGTGCCTGTGGAGGTCGTATTTTAGATGACAACCTTGGCACAGTGAACGGAGCCTGTCAATGCTCACATCCCAATTATCCGAATCATGGTCAAGGTGGGCGGTGGTAAGCACAATTTTATTGGTTGGGCTTTTCTTTGTTTGTTTGGGGCTGCCATTGGCAACCCCGCAATGTTCACAACAATTTCCCGCTATCTCCAGCCTTTGTTTCCTCAGGTCTTCCCAATTGGGTGGGTATCGCTTTTTGTCCCAAGGCATAAGCATAGGAGTTTGGAATTTTTTCAAAAATCAAATGATGATGCCAGGGCTGTAGTCCGTTGCGCGCCTTTATGACTAAGCTATCCTCATGCAGCATGAAGCGATTGCTTTCCAAGACTGGTCTTAGCAGGAATCGGATAGCTTGGGCTTTGAGGTCATACAGTAAGAAATGAGCCCCTGCAAATCCATCCTTATACCCAAACAAATAAACGTTGTAGCAGCAGCCGTACTCTAAGGGGTTATTATCAGTATCGCAGACCTCCCCAAAATTGGATATTATTTTGTTCCAGTCGGTTATGGCTGTACCCTGTAGCTTGTCAAGGGTTAGGAAGCGTTTCATTATATCCATACGTCGTACATATTTTCGCAGCGGTCTTCAGAAGCATCATAAATTTTCTTGTAAGTTTCCTTGCTCAGCTTTTTGATACTTTTTTTCAAATCTGTGATTCCAACAGCTGGATACAGCCAAGCGATTACCTTTTCTTGAGCTTCTGTCATGGTGCTTCTGTCCTCGTCTCTTGTGGTACGAACCATGTACTCAAATCTATCAAGGGCTAAGTTTTTAAAATCGGCGTGGGTATCATTTTGACCACCGATTATATTTTTTTGGTTTTGCATGATAATAAAAATTAGGAGGTGGGAAAATTGCCCCTACAAACGCAGGGGCTTTGGGTGCTATTTACCAAAATAACGCTCGCAGTATGCTTTTTCCTGCGTTGCAAGTTCGTGCAGCTTGTTTTCTGCCCATACAGCTTGAAAATAATCGCTGCTATTTGCAAGCTCCAACGAAGATTTTTTAAGGGTTTTGATGTGCTGTTCATACGCTGGGCGGAACGCTGCACGCACCTCGTGGGATGCATAAATTAGGATGTCTCTGTAATGGTAAGCGTGTTGTGGGTTGGATAACATCCCAATTCTTTCGCTCCACTCGTCCGCGCCAAAAAATGCGAAACAATCTTCTTTAGAGACAAAATGTTCAAACCCGATAGTGGGTTCGGTGTCCAATTCAGAAGCACACTCGGCTAACATTCCTGATAATTGGTCAAGCTCAGCATACGTGCTGGCTTTTTTGAGTTCGCTAATTGGAAACTCTTGGAGTTGCGTTTTCATATTCTTGATTGCTTTGGTTTGCAATACAAAGATACGCCAACTTTCTAAAACGTGCAAATAAAAAGACACTTTTTTTAAAAAAAAAGTGTCTTTTTATTTTAAAACCTCTAAAACAATAGGCTTAAAGCCCGATTGTGTTGACTGTAGGCAGGTAAACGGGCGGACTTTCCAGCAAATGAGCCAAAAAAAGAAACCAAGCTCCGAAAAACAACCAGGTGAAAAATTGCTTCCATGTCATGGGAAGTATTCCACACAAAAGGGGCTTTTTGGCTTTTTGATGCTCCACCATTTGGGCAATAAAAAAAATCATGAAAACGGCAAATAGAATACCGAGCGCAAAATTCATCATATTTTAAAAAATTTAGTTACTGATATTGGTTAGGTCGGGCTCGGTTGCATCGCTGGGCGCGTCCTGCTGAGGTTCGGGAATTAGATGCTGATATTTTTGGATATACTCATCTATTTTTTGAATGGTAGATTGCCAGGCTCGGACACAAGCATTAGGATTATTATTGGCTTTTTCTCTGAAACGGAAAAATGCCCTCCATTGAATCGGAGATTCTTTGAAAATTAAAAATTGGTCTTCTGTTAGTCCATCGGGGCATTCTTTGGCTACCAAACAGTTTTCAATATTCACCACCCCGCGCACCCTTTTGCCAGGCACTCCCCAATTGGGAACAGCTGTAGCCCAAATTTTTCCAACCAACAAAATTTTTTCAAATTCAATGGTGGATAATTTATGAACAGCTTTTGTTTCACGATTTTTTTCATAGGCGTATTCACGCCCATTTTTAGAAATAACCCTTTGTATGGTTTTCATATTTGCGATTAGTTTTTGTAGTTAGAAAATTGAGGTAATAATTTGGACAATTGGGCGTAAAATTCTGCCCAACCATCCTCTTGAAAATTGTTCGTTTGTGGGTAGGTCTTAGCTATAAAGCTTTTAGATGCTGCCCAAATATTTGCACCAGCCGTTTGTATAAGTTCTTCAAACGTTTCATTTTCAGCGAGTTCCAATAAAATGCTTTCATATTGATACGCAGCATCTTTCACAGGCGCGGCGTTGGGTGTAAAAGTTTTGTAGGGTGCAGGTTGGATTTTTTGTTGGGAAGCGACTGGGGAACTTTGCGGGATAGATTGTTTCGTTTTGGGCGCTGCTGCTGCAGGGAATACCACCGCCCAAAATTCCGCAAAAATAGCATCGTTCAGCCCTTTGTGCGTTTTACGCAATTCTAAGAAAAAAGATTTTAAGCTGGGCGGAAAATAGTAGGCGTTGGTGGATGGTTCGTTTTTCCAAATTGGGGCGCGGTTTTCGTTTTTCACATATTGCCCACCAG